TGTGGGTCTACCGAAAAGGAAGAACCCCGCAAGCCGCAAAGGATTCCGACCAACCGCATCGCGCCGGATGGTGGCCCCTGCAACATGGTTATCAATCGATATGAACGCTGTTCTAACTGCGGTCAATGCCGCATCGATAAGGAGTACAGAAATGAATAATCCTCATGTCATCGACATTCAGACTCCGCAGGGGATGCTCTGCTTGCTGACTCGCAATTGGGATACCTGCCCTGTGGACATGATGCGCCCCAGAGCGGACGTCCCAATCGTTGAGAATGGCAACCATAGCAACCCTAAGTTAGACGAGTACCTAGAACACATGCTTTCAACTGCCTTGAAGTCGCTAGGAATTCCGAGACGTCTTTTCGAGGCCGAAGATATACCGAAACCGGGATATCCGACACGCTGCCCCTCGCGCGTGCGAGCCAATAATTGATGACATGGAAGAGACAGAAGAAGAGATGTTGGCCGAATACATCCGTTTGCGCGGCATCTGGCGTGACGGCACGACTTCAACATCGTTTGACGGCGCGTCAATGACAACTGATCTCTCTGTCGTGAAACAAAGTATGGACGAACTGGCTGAAAAGCTGGGTATCAAAAAGCCTGCCAGATATTGCCGGACTATCGATTTAAGCAAGAGGTAATGTGTTGTTCGTTGGCTTGAGAAACAGGATCGGGAAAGCCTTTGGATACGACGCTGCGGAATCGACCGCAGCACGTAAGGCTCCTGCTGTGCGCCAAGTCTCGGAAGACACGGAACTCAATCAGGCCAAACGCGGCAAGGTCAACGCGGTTTCCATCGACTTAAAGCGGAATTTCGCCACGGTCGGCTGGGGGATTCGAAAACACCTCGATTACGTGAGTCGGTTTCGGTTCCAGGCGAGAACAGGTAACTCGCAACTCGATGACCAACTCGAAAAACTGGTCAAGATTCAGTCCCGCGCCGAAAACTGCGATGCAGCCGGGCGTCACTCGCTCGACAAGATGCTGCGTCTGGTTGAGCAAATGGCCATCCTCACGGGCGACTGCGGATTGCTCAAGCTTCGCGACGGGCGACTGCAGGGGATCGAAGGCGAGCGAATCCGCGATACAACCGGTGGCTCAACTTCGCAGGATGAACCGTTCCAATGGATTCAGGGAATCAGGGTCAACCGGGCTGGAAAAAGTGTTGCCTACGCGCTGCACAAGCGGACCGGGTCGTCATTTGGCCTTGAGCGTAATGTGCCAGCGGCAAACATGATTTGGCACGGTTATTACGACCGGTTCGATCAGGTTCGGGGCATCTCTCCGATCACGTCAGCGCTCAATTCGTTCCAGGATTGTTACGAAGCCAGTGACTACGCGCTGCAGAAAATGAAGGTCAATCAGTTTTTCACGATGGTGATGAAACTGAAGGACAACAACGAGGCCCCAGGCACAGAGGATGATTCCGAAGACGCTGCCAACCCGGTCGTAAGCTTCGGGAAATATGGTCCTCGTCAGCTGATTATGAAGGAAGGCGACGAGGTTTCAACGCTCGAATCTGCCCAGCCTTCAAATCAGTTTCAAGACTACACGCGCTTCACGATTTCGGTTGCCTTAAAGGCTCTCGATATCCCCTATTCATTCTTCGATGAGTCATTTACCAACTTCTACGGCAGCCGGGCGGCGGCGATTCAGTATGTCCGCAGCTGCAAAGACAAAGTTGAAAACCTGCGGGGCGTTCTCCGCAAGATAACTGACTGGTGGTTTCAACTTTGGATTCTCGATGGCCATCTCGTTTTGCCGGAAGGCATGACGATTGATGATCTCAACTACGAATGGATCCAAGAGGGTATGCCCTGGTGGGACCCAGAGAAGGAAATCAACGCGGCGATTATGTCGGTCAACGCCGGTTTCAACTCTCCGCAGCGGGTTTGCCGTGAGAATGGGACAGGCGACTTTTTCGAGATGATCGACGAGACAAAGGAGGCGTTTGAGTACGCGGCGAAAAATGGCGTCCCCCTGATTTATGGCATGTCCACCATGCCGGTCACTGCCCAGCCTCCAGCCAATCAAACCAATCCAGACGAAACAGCGAATAAAGAATTGAGGGCCTGGTATGGCAAAGATTGACCTGCTCAAACCACTGCCAGCGAATCTATTTCGCACGGGTTTTGCCCAGGCGATTGAAGCGGGTGCATCTCGCATCGATCGAGAGGGCGGCGATAACGGTGTCGGCCTGATTTCAGGCATGGCCGTTATCACGCGGGGCGAAGCTCTGGGACATGGTTTCTGGGTTGACGCAATCATGGTTTCCCAGGTGGCGGCACAACTGCAGGCAACCGCAGATCGCGGCATCAAATCGCGTTTCACACATCCCAGCATGTCGGACGATGGAGTCGGCAAGCGTCTGGGGCAGGTGAAAGCGGCTGTGGTTGATGGCGACATCACACGCGGCGATCTGCATTTTTCAAAAGCGTCAACGCACAGTCCAGACGGAAACCTCGCTGAGTACGTTATGGACTTGGCAGAAGAGGCCCCCGCCACATTTGGAACGTCCATTGCGTTTGACATCGATTGGGACGCCACCTTTGAGCACTGGAAAGCCTGTGGAGGTATCGACGATAGCGAAGTCATGCAGATGTATTTGTATGGCTATAGCGGTCCAGCGGGCTACCAGTCGGATGACGAACTTAACGTCAAGAATCTGGTGCATGTTCGGCTCAAAGAACTGCGATCTGTCGACGTCGTTGACGAGCCCGCTGCAAACGCCGGTGGCTTGTTCCATGCAAATCAAATTCCTGTGGACGCGGAAAAGCTTTTGGCCTTTTCGCTGGGACTGACGAGAGAACGTCCCCCGCAGTCGGTTCTCGGTATTGATTCCGGTCGTGTGGCTGGGATGTTTCAGAAGTTCATGCAGAAAAACAATCTGCGGATCATTAAAGGAGGCTCAGGCATGGCCCTAAGCGCAACGACTCAGGACGACACCAAGTCTGAGGAAGAACAAAACAAAGAAGGCAAGGCAGCTGAGACACCGGGTACCGGTGAGGGTGGCGACGTCAAGCCAGAAGGCGAAGGCGGTTGCACCTGCGGCGGCAAAGCGTCGGAGGGCAAGCCAGAAGATAGCGAGGGCATGGAACAGGAAGAGGGCAAGGCCTCTGCTCAAAATCCTGCCCAGGCTGCCATGGCCAAACTGCAGAAGTTTACCAAGCGTTTCGGCGCGGTGAACGGCGGCAAGTGGTTCTCAGAAGGCAAGACCTATACCCAGGCCCTCGAACTGCACTCCGAAGACACGGATAAGAAATATGCCGCGTTGAACTCGCGAGTCACGCAAGCGGGCCTGGGCGAAGCAGAGGCGGCAAGCTTCACCTCTGCGGACGCACAGAAGTCACAGAAGGAATTCGCGGGTCTTAATCCGACTCAGAACGCGTTCGCAAACACTCTCAAATTCCCAAACCGAAACTAACCCACGCCGATCACGCAATCTAATAGAGGCAAAGCCTCAAGGAAACTGTCACCATGGCTAACGAATACGTCTCACTCCTTGACGTCGCCAAGATGAAGAACAACGATGCGGCTGTTCCTCTGATTGACGAAACCACCAAGGCCACGCCGGAAATCACCAACGCTTCCTTCCGCACGATCTCAGGTCGTACGTACAAAACGCTTGTCCTCCTGAATAAGCCAACAGCAACATTTCGGGGCGTCAATGAAGGGTCAGAAGCCACCAAGCCAATCTGGACCGAACGTGAATTTCAGACCTACATTTCAACCCCTCGCTGGGCGATTGATACCGCCATCGCGGACAACGCCGGGCCCGATGACACGCCGGAAACCCTGATGACGAAAGTTGCCATGGAGCAGGTGCGGGCGCAGATGGTTCTGTTCGGAAATCAGTTCTTCTACGGGGTCGCTGACCAGACGAGCAAGGGGTTCGCAGGACTGATCAGTTCGTACGACTCAACAAACATGGTCGTCGATGCAGGCGGAACAACCGCCACAACTGGGGCTTCCGTGTGGCTCGTGCGTTTCGGGATCGACTCGGTTCAATGGATCGTCGGCAATGATGGCGAAATGAAAGTCAACGATGTTTACATCGGCGATGAGTTCGACGCCAGCGGCAAGCCTTACCGGGCTTACAAACAGGACATGACGACCTACATTGGCGTCCAGGTTGCCAGTCAGAACGCGGTCTGCCGTATCAAGAAGCTGACGGAAGACAGCGGCAAGGGCTTGACGGATGCTCTGATCTATAAGGCTCTGGCGAAGTTCAAAGTTGGTATGGGTCCTACGGCAATCTTCATGAACATGCGGTCCTTGGAGCAACTGCGGTCATCCCGCACAGCTACCAATGCGACTGGCACAGAAGCGCCTTATCCAACGGCAATCAACAACATCCCGATTCTCGTTACTGAGTCTTTGAGCAACACCGAAGCTCTGACTCTGTAATTCTAATCATCGCCACTATGGCGATAATTTACCATCAACATCAACTCTTCGGAGGCTCTGCACATGCCAGCAAACAACATTGTGGACACACTGCTTGTCCGCACAAAGGCGCTCCCGAACGGGGCTGCCAGCACGTCGACGGACGCCATTGATCTGCAGTCCCCTACGGGAAATCAGTTCAAGGCTGATATCGAATTCCAAGTCGGCGCCCCTGCCCTGGGTGTAACACCTTTGGCGGACGCGAAAACCATGATCTATAAGGTCGAGCAATCGCACGACAATTCCTCATGGGCCTCGCTGTATCCGGAAGTCCTACGCCAGACCGGAGCGGGCGGAGTTGGCGCAGCTGCTGCGACCATGAAGTTTAAGGTTCCAACTGACGTCCGACGCTATATCCGTGTCACTGCGACCGGGTCGACTTCTGGTGATGCGTCTGGGTCAAGTTTCACCGTGACACCTTTCTTCGGGTCAATCTAAGTCATGGCATTTTCTGGGGCCATCTCTCAAACGCTGAACACGATGCTTCGCCGTGAAGGTAAAGACATCGTTATCAGCTATGAGGGACGCCAAATGGTATGGCGGGCGATGCCTGGTCAAATGCCGCAGATGCGGTTTGACAGTGAAGGCCGAAAACACCGTATGACGTTCGTCAACTGGTGCGGTCGTACTGATGGCCTGAAATGGGAGGACGGCGAACGCTTCACTCCCGAAACAGGATTCACCATTCAGGAGACCGATACCGCAGCGGGAGTCATTCGGGAATATGACGTCGTTTCACCTGGGGGCGAGGAACCACCTTCGCGGGCTATGGATCAATTTCGCGTGGGCTGGCGAGTCCACTGTGTTTTGATGAAAGAGGAGCCTATCGAGTGAAAGTCATCACCGAACTACGCGAGGCCTTCGCAACGCTGATCAATGCCCAGGTTTGGGAGTACGACGAACCGTTCACGGCAACGACTGACTATGTCCCAATCAAGGATCTCAAGTCTGACGAGCTGTTCGTCTCTGTCCTCCCAGGGACAAGCACAACACGCGAGGGCAGTCCACGGCAGCGCCAAAAATGGGATAGGTCCATTACGGTGCAGATTGCCAAGACTGCTCGGCGGGCTGATCGTTTTCAGATTGACCATGTTGTCGACTTCGCTGAACAGGTTGTCGAATTTTGTGCTGATCAGTCAAACGAATCAGTGACAAAGTCAATCCAACTTCCATGCGGCATCACGTTGCGACGAATGGAAGTCGAGTTGATTCCTGTCGATCCGAACAACATTGAGAAAACGGTGGTTTCCAATATCACCGTCTCTTTCATGGAGGTTTAAGGGATGAAGGCGGGCACGTTCGCGGGCAACTTCGGGCGTCTCTTGCCGGATATCAAGGTCGATCAGTTCTTCGATCGTAAACACATCGAAAAGCAGATGACCAAAGCGGAAGTCCAGTATTACCGGGAGTCCGGCGCCACTACCCGCAGGATTGGGCAGCGGTCGATGAGGCGGGTCAAAAACTCTCGCCTTAT